ACAACGCCAGCGCCCAAACCAATCGAGTCCACCAGAATCTCTTGTGGCCGTTGAGAGGGGACGAGGATCTCATACTCGGCCACGACTGCGCCCGTCAATTGCATTAAATCGAGGTTTTTCCACGTTTTTATGGGCTCCAGCACCGCATTACCCTGCCGCTTGCACAGAGCAGACCGGTCCGAGCCAAACCGCGCCACATCCAAACCCCACACCAAAGGTGCGTGCTTACTCGCTTCCACATCCCGCTGTGTCGCCAGTTCAAGCAACTCCATCGGGATCACGGTGTCGTCGTCACTCCTTGGAAATTCACCCAGGACGCGGATGCGGTAAGCATTGGACTCTTCGCCGTAACGCGCCTTCATCTCCTCAATGTAGGCTTCGCTGACCCTCGGAGAGTCGGCGCAAGACACCTTCATCGTGATCCAGTCAGCCGTCAGACGGTTGTGCGTGTCAAAGAAGAACCCGCTGGACCGCACAGGGTTGCCCAGCAACAGGGTGACCGCGGCGTGTCCAGACATCGAGCCAGCCGCGGCCTCAAATACCTGTTCAGGTATGCCGCTGGCCTCGTCAGCCACCAACATCACGTTGTCACTGTGAACCCCCTGCAAGGCTTCAGGCTGCTCTGCTCTTGATGTCCTGGCAGAGATAAACGCCTCATTGTTGGCGCTCTTCATCTCAATTCGGTCCTGCTTGACCTCCAACTGGTCGGCCAAGACAGGCGGCAACACCTTCACCCATCTCTTAACCTCCGCAAACAAGGCGTCATACAACTGGCTGGATGTGGGGGCCGTCACCACAATCTTGACCGGAAACCGCAGGAATAGATACCAGAGCATCGCCCAGGCCGACGCCGTTGACTTGCCAACGCCATGGCCGGATCTGACACTGATGCGCCGGTTGCCTGCCGCGATGTGATTAAGGAACTCGATCTGCCAGCCATCAGGCTCAGTGTTTAACACCTCTCGGACAAAGAGCACAGGGTTATTTTTGTAGAGCTTGACGAATTCGACAAATGGGTTATCGGGTGCTGTGGCCAATTTTTTTTTGGACGGCTTGGCGGCTTGCGTAGTGGGGGTAGGGGGGTGGGTCATGGGTTTCGCTGTCTCTTAGGGTGCACCATCAGCCGCCCCCGCCGCGCCGAGCGATGGGGGGGTCGAGCCGCCGCGCCAGCGGGTGAGTACCTTCGGCGTATGTGGACAACTTCCAGACGCAGAACTGGCGTAAGTCGTTGATTCTATTGGGCTTTGTGTATTTGTACGCATTTGGCGGCTTTATACGATGTCCATTATGTTAACCACGCAAGGTGTTGCGCACAGGTTATACATGAGCAACCTCGGCAAATGCCAGTTGTCCACAGGCCGCGATGAACATCATGCCTTTTCCCCTGTGGATAAGTCGTCGATGACCTCGACGTGGCGCAGCGCGTCGATGCGCAGGTCCTGCATGTTGATCGTCACTTGCGCCTGCTTTTGTAGGCCATAAGTTTTCTGATCCCACCTTTCGGCCAGCCATTGCCGAGTGCGGATGCGCTGGACGTCGCGCTGCGGATTGCTGTCGGCCATGCTGTCCGCGATGTCCATAGTCTCCACCGCGAGCTTATCGGCCGCTTTCGCGCGCGCACGCGCAATTATATGGGGATCGGCATCCTCCATCCATTGCTCTAGCGCCCTGCGCCCGATACCCAGCTCGTAGCAGATCTGTGTCTGTGACCGGCCATCCTCAAACATGCTGACGATCATGTCATCTGGCAATTGCTCAAGCAATGCCATGTCTTGTCTGAACTTAGGTCTTCCAGGCACGCTCAATACCCCCTCAGAGCCGTTTTGACGCGCTGGACAACCGCCAGCACCTTCTCGCGGATTAAAGCCGCCAATAGCTTAATTTGTCCCATGTTTGAACCTCTCTGCTGCTTTTGAGTTGAACTTGAACTCGGTAGGCTCATTGTCGCTGAATGTCAGGTCATTTTCAAAGTCATCAAATCCTGTTTCGCCACCCAGCTTGGTTGAGCTGAACTTGGTGACTTGTGCTGTCGGGATCATGGCTTTGATCTTTATCACCTCTTGAACGATTGACTCCATCATGAAGACCTCCAGCTCTTCCATGCTCCAGATGTGCTCGTCCCGCAGATCTGTTCTGGATGTCTGGATTGCTAAAGCCTCGGCCTGCGTTCTGGTGACCACCATGACCTGACCGTTATCCATCTCCCACTCGATTCTCGGAATATCTTTCCCTGCTGGCTGGAACCCTGCTTCGGTTGCCTTGCTGTCCAACACGCCAAACGCCCTGATCATTCCCGCCACCGCAGAATCAAACTTGATCTGATCCTTTGCCACGATGAACTGGTGAACTCTACTGTTCTGCACCAAGAATTTCTCTCTAACCTCACTGTCTACTAAAGTAATCAGTCGATTTTCTCCCCACTTCCTATCACTGGCCGCCTTGACTGCCTCCAATTCCACCAACTTTGCTTGAACGTGAATCGTCCAAGGATCTGCGCGCTCACTTGGTATCGCCACCAATGGAAGCTGATTCGGTTTTCTCGTTTTCTGTTTCGTTGCCATCTTGGTTACTCCTTGCTTGGTTACAGCTCCAGTGGTTACAAACCTCCGAGTCTTAGACTCTCGGTTTGTAACTTGTAACCTGGACGGTACAAACAGTTACATTTGTAACCGTTTGTAACCTGTAACCTGTTTGTTTATACAGTATCAATACTCGTCTTCTGACTGATCTTTTGACTCCAGCCAGACCAATTTGTCCCTGATTCCGATCAGTCCAGCATCTTGCAGTCGTGTCTTAGCACGGCTCCATGCGGTCTTAAATGTGTTCTTATCCTCATCAGTGCACCCCATCTTTTCCCACAATTCCTGCCGCCATTCCTCCAAATTGACGGCCATGCGCTGTTTCTTGTCTACGAACTTAATTATTCCTTTGCTTCTGACAACTGTCTCCAGGCAGAGCATCTCCAGTCGCTGGTTTTTGCCGTTTCCTTTGTTGTCCTGGTTGCCTTTGGATGCCTTGCGAGACATCTCATTGACGGCCTCATCGCTGGCTTGGACCGCCAGGCTGACCACAGGATCGAAGCCAAGGCTTGAGCTGCTGATCTCTATTTCGACCATCTCAAACCCGATTCGGATGCCATCTTGGCCGTCCTTCTGCTTGGTGAGGCTGATGATTCCTTTGGCCTGATCCTCAAACCGCAGGATCTCAAGCTGGGTGTCTACGGCGCCAAGCAGGCTTGAGTGACCGCGCAACCCTTTGGCTAAGTCTTTTCCTGAATGGTGCAGCACCATCAATGCGCAGGCCAAGAACTCTTGGATCTTGCCCATGCTGGTGATGAATGAACCCATGGCGTCTGAGTCGTTCTCATTGCCGCCGCCAAACGCCCTTGCCAATGTGTCAATGATGAGTAGCTGGAACTCGATGCCTGTTGTCTCCACCAACTGGACCACGGCCATCATCAGCGCGTTGAAGTCCTCGGCGCTGGACCTCAGGTTGAGCTGATGCCTGATGACGTAGATCGGCGCGCCTTTGGGCGTGCTGTGGTGGATCTGGCAAGCCTTAATCCTTGCCCCCATACCGCCAAAGCCCTCACCGCAGATATATAAGACTGCGCCCTGCTGCTCTATTTGGTTGCCCATCCACGGCCTGCCTGTGGCTATTGCCTCGGCCATATCGAGGGCGATGAATGACTTGAATGAGCCTGGTGGGCCAAAGAGGGCAGAGAACGATTTAGAGGGCAGGATGCCGTGGATCAGCCACTCGACTGGCTCGTCCTGGATGTCATCCCATGCCTCAATGTTTACTGTCTTTGGCGGCTTGGCTTCTTTGGCTTGGGTTTGCTTGGTGGATGGCTCTCCCGCGAACGCATGTTCAATTTCTGCCTGTTTCTTTACATGATCTGCGTCATGTGTATAGATTTCGCTATTTTTTGTACTTGATGGCGCGTCCAGCTTCAGCGCGTTGAGTCTTTCGGGAACCGTTACATCGTCAATGCTGGTCACCTTGAACGCCGCCTTGACCAATGCCACAAGGTCATCTCTTTGCTTGTTGTACTGGTGGACGAACTCGTAGGCGTCATCTGCGGTGTTCGGGAGTTGTAAATCTACAACCTTGACGTTCTTGGCGATGGGCAGGATTGCTTCCACGGCCTTCTGCGCGTAGCGCCAGCCAGGCAGATCGTTGTCTGGCACGATCACCACATTGGCGCCAGCGAAATACTCTGTGATGGCCTCCGGCCAGCTTCCGGCGCCTGTGTGTGCCGTGGTGGCTGTGACACCAATGCTTATCAGCGCGTCTGCGGCCTTCTCCCCCTCGACCACATAGATGATCCTGCCAGCGGTCTTCGCGTCCAGCAGTTCTGGCAACTTGTAGGGAACTATTCTGGCGTCTCCAAGCGTTGGATGTCTGCGGCCATCAGGGTCCACCTTGTACAGCCTGTAGGTTTTGCCTGACTCTCCAATCTTCATGCGCTGCTTGACAAACACCGTGGTGCGGTCCTCGTCTTGGTACTCCCACTCTTGGTCGAACTTAATTTGCGGCAGGGGCTTGATATTTGCCAGCGGGTCTGGTCTCTCTTCCAGCTCTGGCAGCAGTCTCATGTCCTTGATGGTGTTGAAGACGTCTTCCTGTGTGCACCCACCGTGGCAGTGGAAGAGAGGCTTGCCGTCATCGTTGATGCTGATGCTGAGTGAGGGATTCTTGTCTCCATTGCCCTTGCCGTGGCCTGGTACTGGGCAACTTGCTACCCACTGGCCGTTGGCTTTCTTTGCGTTGCCGAGCTGCTTGGCTATTTGTTCTGCTTGCATATTGCCTCTACTTGTTCTATGCGTTGCCCAATCCATGCCATAACAGGCACTGCCATGCTGTTGCCCAATGCCTTGTAGCGCGGGCCGTCAGGCGTTGGCTTGTTCTTTGACTTGATGTCGGTGTAGCTGTCAGGGAAGCCTTGCAGTCTCTCGCATTCCACTGGCGTGAGGCGGCGCACGGCCATGGATTGCTTAATATAAGTTTGCTGTTTCATGCCGGTTTCCGCCGCCAAAGCGCCTGCTATTGCCCCATCGCCATTTATGTACCGCACTTCATCTCGCGTATTTTGAGCAAAAGCTACTGGCTGCGCCATTGGATGCGCCACAAACAAACTTCCATTTGTTGCGCTGGCGTTGCCGTTCCACTTAGTCCCATAAGCTGCGGTCAAACAATCTGCTGTTTGTTGAAATGGCTGCACCAACACGTTCTCACCGCCATTGTTTCTGCCTTGAGCAAAGGCGATGTCCGACACGCACGGGTCTTGCGTGCCGTGGACGATGATGGGTTGAGCTGGCACAAACATCGGGCAGCCAGCATTGACGTGCTGATCTTCCAATCCTTGTTTCGATCCAAACGTGGTGTCAAGTGTGCTGCTGATTTCAGCAGGCCATTGCTTGGATACTGTGATGCAAAAATCTAGCTCGTTGGCGTTTCCTGCTGGTCGATTGAGGCCGCCACCGTTTGCAGTGAGAGTTCCAGGGCACTCGGTAACTTCTTTCCTCTTTTCTCTGCTCGGCGCAGGATGCCCTGACAGGCTGTGGCGCTCAAAAAGTACCGCTGCGGCACGTCTCCAGTCTCCAAGGTATCCGACAACGAACACACGGCGGCGGCGCTGTGCCACTCCAAAGTATTGAGCGTCAAGAACCCTGTAGGCGAACCCATACCCGAGTTCGCCCAGCGCCCCGAGGAAGACTCCAAAATCTTTTCCTCCGTTAGATGACAAGACGCCGGGGACGTTTTCCCAAACAATCCACTTGGGTTTGTATTTGTCAGCAATGGCAAGATAGGTAAGCATGAGGTTGCCACGAGGGTCATCCAATCCTTTTCTGAGTCCTGCGACTGAGAATGACTGGCAGGGTGTTCCTCCGACGAGAAGATCGACATTTGATTCAATTGACCACTCCTTAAATTTCGTCATGTCGCCAAGGTTTGGCGTTGATGGATAGTGATGTGCCAGCACCTCTGAAGGGAATCTCTCGATCTCCGAATAGGCCACAGCCTCCCAGCCAAGGGGATGCCATGCCACTGTTGCCGCCTCAATACCACTGCAAAGTGATAGATATTTCATGTTGTGTTTTTTATGAGGAAAAAAAAGCCGAGGCTGTTACACCTCGGCGCTTACTTGCTACTACTTAAAACATTTCGTCTTCACTGGCGGCCACAGCAGCCGCCGCTGGCGTTGGCCTCTGTACAGGTGCAACAAACGGCGCAGGAGCTGGCGCGGCCTGTGCCACAAACTCGGCATCAGACTGATCCATACCGGCAGGCTTATCTATCCACGACACCAGGTTGAATGCTGGGATGCGGGTTGTGCCCTTGCCGATCTTCTCCAGCTTTGAGCCGGTGTACTCAAGCACCGGCATCTTTCCAGGGTTGGCTGCACGCTGTGCCGCGCAGGCCGTGTACATCTGCTCAAGGCCCATGTTGGGGCCGACACCGTTAGAAGACCACTCGACTGTGCCGATCTCCTTGT